TGCAATAGAGACATGTCATACAACTGCGGAGCTTGTTGAGCCAACTGCATAACAGCTTGGTACTGCACAATTTTTTGTGCCATCGTTGCCGCGTTTGGATCACTGACAGGGATAACTTCTGTGCTGTCGTAATCCGATTTCTTGGCTTTACGGCCTGCGTCTACAGGCTCATAGTCGTACTCCTCGGGCGTATAGTCAGCGATGATGATTTTCAAAAGTTTGAACTCTTGTTTCATCGTAAAGTGAATACGAGCTTGAACTGCCCCCATCACTTTTAACTGTCTCTCTAACAACGCAAGCGTTGTACCAACTGGAGCCTGCGCGCTCATGTCAGACACGTTCATATCGCCCGACGAAGCAAATGCGCGGCCTTCTTCTACTATGTTCTGGAAAAGGGCAAACAGAACCTGACTTGGCTCCTTGTATGGGAGTGGTAATATGTTGTCACGGATGGACCCGCTAGGTACATCTACGTCTCTAAATTCTCCGGGCTGGATGGGGGTGTCGTCTCCCTTAATGCGTAAGCCGCGAGATTTAAGACCTCCGGGTAAGTTAGACAGCGTGCCAGCATCAACGAGCTGTCGGATGAGCATCGTAGCCGATTTTGCATATCCCCCGATAAGGTGGATAAGACCGTAACCATAGAAGCCAAAACCGGGGATGTATTGGTAGTGGACAAAGTGCTGTCGTTTGTTGTGAAGTTCGTCGTCTTCATACCAATTTCTCCTAATAGCTAAAACTTTGTTTGTGCTTTTTTCTACGGTGACTACGTATGGCAGTGCTATCCCAGTGGGCTTACCTTTTTTGTCTTTATGTTCAAACCCAGCCAAGTCCAAGTCAACGTGCATCTCCAACAGCCGGAAACGGTCGTCGTTAATAGCTGACATGCCCTGCTCTTCAGCTTTCTGCTTCTCAATATCGTCCAACTCATGTGTTGGCTCGCCTAAGTCCACGTCGATGTAAAACCCAGCTTCTTGTAACTTCTTAATCTCGTTCTCGGTCTTACGCATGACGTGTGTTACGCGTTCTGCCGTCTCCAAATTACTTGCCCCATACGGCACAACAATGTCTTCTGCTGGAATAAACACCGCGACCTGACGGCCCTTGCTCGGGTCATAGTAGACTTTCTTAAACGCTGAACCTGCAAGAGGCAGTGACCACAAGAGCTTTTCATGCTCAGGACGATACTCAGTCATCACTTCGGTCAACTGATAGTTCATATCATCTTGTACACGTATGGCAGCTTCTTCTGTATCGCGTGTCTCTTCGCCAATAATTTTTGTCTTGACTGGACCCATTGCTGGGAACGTTTCCATAATCCCTTCTGCTTGAAAGCGTACAACGCTCTCTGTCAACATAGGGTGAAACACACCACAAGCGCCCTGCCAAGGTTCTGTTCTATCTTCGTAATTCAAACCCAGCAACTTCAGACCATCAACATAAGTTTTGATCCAATCCTTGCGGTCCATTATGTCTTTGCCAAAGTCTTCAACTAATTCTGACCCAAGCGAATCTAAGTCGCCCTCGTCCATGTATTCGGCGAGATTGGCATCAAAGTCTTCTGCTGTTTCTTTGCGGGGCTTTAAATCAATCTCAATGTCGCCAAGGCCAATATTGACTGACTCAGGATCTTCAATTTCGATCTCAATAGGATCATCCATTTCTTGTTCCATACCAAGAGGGGCTGCGTATAAACCTTTTTCTATTGCCATGATGTGTCCTTACACAGTGTAGTACCGCTCTGCGCGGCGACTTTTAAAATATTGAATTTCATCAGGTTCATCGCTTGGTAACCTAATAAAACCCCCCTGACGAAAACGTGCTAGAGCTTGTGTGGTTGAGTCAACCAAGTCATCGTTTGTACCGCTTGGAAAGTCGTTACATTCTTCAATCACTTCTCTTGCCCATCTGCGGTCTGGTGCCCATACCATCCCTGAAGAGAACAAATCAGAGACAGCATTTACACGAGAGATCTTATCCTGTCCTTTACCCGGAGTAAACTCTCCTACAGGCACGCCCATGCGCCTAAACTCTTGGTACAGCGCCGCGCCGTTAGACTTCTTCTCCACTACAAAAGCGTCCGGTTCCCAATCCTTGTACTCCTCCAGCACCATCTTTTTAAGGTCCGGAAACTCCATACGTTTCTTTATGGCGTTGAGTAAGATGATGTTGTAGTTCTTAGACTCTTCGTTGAAAAAGACACCCCATGTGGTCAGGGCGTTGTAGTCAGACCTGTTGTTTGTTTCTTGGGCAGCGTCCAAGCTCATGATGATGAACTCGCAGTTGGGAGGCGGTTTATCCTGATCCCATATCTGCCACCACTCCCTCTTTATCAGTGCGCCTTCTTCTGATACGGGGTTCTGCATATACTGGGCTTCCCAGTAACGCACGTCCATACCAGCTTTTTTGGACAGTAATTCCTCAATAGTCCAGAACTCACCCCATAAGGGTTTCTCGTTCAAAATGGCAGGAAATTCAACAATCTCCCAGTCATCTACGCCTTCTTCTCGGGCCATCTGGCTAACTATCTGACCAGTCAAATCAAGCTTGGACCAACGAGTCATCACAATGATAATTGCACCGCCCGGCATAAGGCGCTGGAGAGGGCCAGACTGAAACCACTCCCAAGCAGGAAGAAAGACATCGGGTCGTCCAGTTTTAGCTTCTTGCTCAGAATGAGGATCATCAATGATAAATAAGTCAGCACCGCGCCCAGCAAGAGCGCCACCCACACCAATTGCAAAGTATTCGCCATTTGAATTTGTCCCCCACCTTGATGCAGATTTGCTGTCTGATTGCAGCTCTACAGTGGGAAAAATGTCTTTGTAGGTGTCCATTCCCACCAAATTTCGCACTCTACGACCAAAATTAACAGCCAAATCTGCCGTATGGGAGGCCATAATGACCTTCTTATGAGGGAATTTACCCAAAAACCATGCTGGCGCAAGATAGGAAATGAGTTCAGACTTGCCATGTCGAGGTGCAATATTGACAATGACTCGCTTTTTCTTGCCATTTGCTATGTCTTCAAAGATTTTGGCTAGTCTGCGATGGTGTGGACCTACTTTATAGCCGGGATATACATGATCTGCAAACTCTAATAGGCTATTTTTACCAAAATCCTGCACGGATTGGGCATCCCAGACCCTAATAAGCTCAAGAATTTTTCGTTTTTCATCTGATGACGCTGTTGGCAACAGGTTTTTTAGGGTTTCGATCTGTTCTCGTGTAACTTTCACCGTACAACCTCTACCATCTGTACGTCAACAGTGCGTTTTTCCAATTTGGCAAGGGTTTCAAGCAGTTCTTTCTCAACTTCTTCAATAGATTGCTGTTTGTGCGTGACTTCAGAGCGTTTCTTAAAGGCGTCTACCCCGTCTACTTCTCCTAAAGCACGTAAGGCAGTAAGCCGCACCTTTGCATCTGGGTGGTCCGTCTCCGCTACTAGCTTGTTAACCACGAATTTCTTTAAATCAGCCAGCTCTTTCACGACCATAGTGTCGTGCTGCGCCACCATTCCTGCAAGATAAGCTATCGTCGCGTTTGGATAGGTAGACAGAGTGGGTACTTGCTTTTGATCGCCCATCATGCTCTGGGCAATCTCAACCGCCTGCTGGCGTTCATCATCGTTTGGCTCTATCGGTGTGCCCGTCAAGTCTGCTATGAGCTTAACAGTCCTTGCACGCATTTCCAGTTCTTCACGCGGAGACAGCTCGGGCATAGCGTCAACGGCAGACGCCGGGAGCGGAACATGAGAGTCTATTTCTGGAATTAAGTCTTGCATTGGGAGGGAATTGGCACTCCAAAGTTGACGAAATATACCACGTATTTTCATAGGGAGGTAGGATTCCTACCCGGGGGGTATTAGGGAAAACACCTATATACAAAGTAAGGGACAAAAAAAGACCCCGGGGAGGGGGTCTAAAGGAGGAGTAGGAGAGGCAACTAACTTCGGTAATTATATACACGTTGTTGGGGATGTGTATAGATTTTGTGGAAATTTGAACATGTTGTAGGTTATTTGTGCAAGTCTTGGTGTATAGGACGCGGGAGGGACCCATTTGGGAATCCGGGGGGTGGGGGTCACCTGCCTAGCCCGTATATGTAAAGTTTATGTTATACTAATCCCAATGCGATGCAATAGTGCAAAGCAGAAACGGAGAATGCAAATGGACGGAATGCTCACAATCAAAATGGCAGTAACTCTGCCAACAACTAAGTACCGCATGAAGCGTGTCACACTAGCCAAGTCATGGTGCAAGCGTAGTGAATGTGATAGTGTGTTTGCCAAGTTTTTAAGTATAAATGACCATATCAACCCCACGCTATTGCGTGTGGAATGGATAGCGCAGGAAAGCGTGTTTGCTGGAGATGAGTCTTAATCAACCCGCAGGGCGAAAGCCCTGCATTTTTGGAGAATGCAATGAAGCCTTGGAATGAAATGTCAGTAATGGAAAGAATGCGCGCTGAGTACAGCGATTTGCACAAAGACACTTTCGGTTTTCGCCCAACTATTGAGCACCGAATGGAAATTGCAAAAATGTCAGACAAAGAATTCGTAATGCAATTTGATACCCTGCTCGACATGATGCAATGCGATTCAGAGTTTCAACAGCTAACGCATACCACAATGCGTAAATTGGAAAATCGGGATTGGGAAAAAGAGTAACTGATGAGGCTTGAATAGCCGAAACCGCAGAGATGCGGTCTTACTCAACTAACTGGAGAATGCAAATGTGGACACAATTAAATCTTTTTGATGCGCAAACCGATATCGACTTTGCGATGGGTTTGACATCGGATGAATTACAATCAATCAAACAAAGTAGTAAGTATTCATACGAACTGATTAAAAACTTGCGCCATATTGTGCAAAGATGTGAATCAATAAAAAAAGGCGCAGACTTACGCGCAAGGGCAGAAATAGATGCGTGTTTATCAGGGGTACATAATTTTACGCGTGGATATTCTCGCTAAACACAGGGAGCTTCGGCTCCCTTTTTATTTTTGCCTGTGCCTTTGATGCCAGTTATTCGTCGTCGCGCGAGAGCTGGGCGTGTACGCCGCGCGCCTATTTAAGCGTTCATGGTACGCTGAAACTTTACTTAAGAGCTAGCATGGTATATAATTCACTCACCGCAGACAATTCGGTTTGCGGTGTTTTTAAACTTTTTGGAGATTTGCAATGAACGCAAAGACAAAATCCGCGTTAGCCGTTGAAGCTATCATGCCCCGCGACTTAAAAGACGCGGCCTACAAATTCGCTAAAACTGGCGAAACCTCCGCAAGCATCGCCCGCTATGTCATGGACAATGATGCTTCATTCCCCGATGAAGTCAGCAAAGAATTGAAAGCCGATTTAAACGCGGGTTTCATGTTGCGCGCGACTGAATTGTGGGGCGATGAATTCTACAAAATCGGTGACGGCGGTACATACATTCCATTGGGCAATTCCATTGTCTTAAAGAATGAAACCCCACAAGGGTCAATCCGCGTCGGTCTGTCCTATTGCTTTGCAATGAGTCAGCAGGAATTCGGGCAATTGAAAAACAAAGATCCGCAATTGCATAGCATTGTCAAACCAATGCGCGACAAATTCAGCAAGTATTCCCACAATAATATCGCGGCGTTGAAATTGGCGGCACGCGCTTTGTTGAATGATGGGAAGTCACGCGAACGCGGCGCGACAAAAAACTTCAGCGAAGCATTAGTTGAAATGTTTAGCGCATACGATAAACGCGCAAAGAACGCTGAAGCGCGCAATGATGAAACGGCGTCACCGCTTAGATTCAGAGTCGCCGTAGACGCTTTTTGGTCTGCATACAATAAAAAATAATTAGCTAATAGTTTTAGACCCCGCTTCGGCGGGGTTTTTTTTCGCCCAAAATATCTGCCCTCCCCCCTGATGCCAGTTATATGTCGTCGCGCGTGAGCAAGCTGGTGCATGGCAAGCGCCTATATAAAGATTCAGGGTAGCGTGAAACACTAAATAGTTGTTATATAATTCTCTTACCGCACAGCAATCAGGTTGTGCGGGATGTTCTTTAACACTTCTAATGGAGAAATGCATATGAATGCAAAGCAAAACTTCGTGGTCAAGTCCTTCAAGGATGCAGCCATTCTTTCGGCAACCCTCGGCGAGCGCATGGCAACAGTTGCCCAGTTCATAGTCACCCAGTGCCCGAACTTCTTGGACGATGTTCCCAAGGAAGTTAAGGCGGAACTGCATGAAGGTTGGGCGGTTCGTTGGCAGGAACTTAACCCTGCTACGGAATACTCAACCGAATGGGTTCCCAAGAAAGGTGGCGGGTTTGTGGCAACCCTTGCCTTTGCCATGTCTTACAGTCAACAGGCTTTCGGGCAGTTGAAAAATGAGGACCCAGTAAAGCATGGCGTCATCAAGGATGTTCGGGACAAGTTCAATAAATATTGTTCTAACCGAATGAAGGACTTGAAGAAGGCGGTTCGTGACCTCAACCCTGAGACAAGGACTAGAACACAGTCCGACAACTTCGCAACTTATATCGAGAAAACGATGGATAACATCAAGACACGATGCAAGAATGCAGTTGCAAGGGATGACGCAACAGCCAACGAACTTAAAACGAGAATGGCAATACAAGCATTCATGGATACTCTGAACAAGTAACCACCCTACGAACCCAGTCTGAGAAATCGGACTGGGTTTTTTTTCGTCCGTCCCTCCTGATGCCAGTTATATGTTGTCGCGCGGGCTAACCCAAGCGCCTATTTAGCGTTTCACGGTAGGCTGAAATTCCAATATTCCAAAAGGCGATTCCAAAATTCCAACCCGATTCCAATTTTTTGGAACAAAATAAAAAACAAAAAATTGTCATGCGCGGCTTTGTTCCAAGATTCCAATTTATCAAAATGATTTGGAACCGACTTTTCCTTTTAAAATCATATAGTTACGCGATTTTATTCCAATATTCCAATATTCCAAAAAGTTTTTGCGCTTCCAGAGAGTTTGACATCGAACGAACCTTTCAGCTGGTGCAAAATCACGCATCACCCAACTCCCCAAATCACTCCCAACTTCCCGCAAAACTCATTGGAATTCTGGAATACTGGAATAAATATATTTATTCTTCTTCTACTACTATATATATGTTATATATAGGTTTAGTATTTCTCTCATCCTAAACCAAGTTAGTACTTTTCCCTACAAATAAAAATTCCAGCTAAATTCCAATTTCACCCAATTTATTCCAATTTCAACCCAACAATTCCAATTCCAAACCAATCGCACCAAATTAAGAATACTTTTCCATTCTTCCCGATTTATCACTTCACCACACCCTGAACACTTGTATAAAAAAGTTATAGTAAACACTTGTGGTATAACTACAATGTGGTATAATACAAACAGGTCGGGGAATATCCTTAGACCGTGCCTGTTTACCGTTTCACGGTAGGCTGAAATTAACCTCAATCAAATGGAGAATGCGATGAAAGTTGGCTTTGTTTTTAATCGTTCTATGCGCAAGACATTGCGCCTTGCAACCCGCCGCCCTGCGTACAACACAGCGCACACAGACCTCACCGAGACATTGCGTCGTGACGCGTGTCTGACCGACGATGTTCTGTTACAGAATTTAGAGTTTCTTGACCGTGGCTACGACCACGACGAGTTCATGGACATTGACAACGAATACGAGGGCTTGACCATAACCGAGCCTATGGACGAGGTAGAGCAGTTCAAGTTCTGCACTGGCTACGACGTCATCTAATTAACAATTCACAGGAGGCTGACATGAGTATCGAGATTAGTGATGAAGAGTGGGACAAGAACAAGCCCATGTATGCGAGGCAGTATGCCAAGAAGATGCTGAGTGCATTCGGGCATGACTCAACTAAAAGAATTGTTGAACGAGAGATAGCCACTGAGCAAGCCTATGCGGATGGAAAAGCAAACTGGTGGGTATTGGTTTTAGAAGCTATAAACAAAGGGAGCTGACATGGGATACCGTTCAAACATTGCGTACATGATACTGTTCCCCAACGAGACGGAATACCTTTCGTTCTTGACCGAGGCGGCGACTCTATCCAACCAACCCATAAACAATGAAGAAATCACGGAGGTCAACGGTAGGCAGGTGTGGGGAGATATGAGTTCAGCCTTGGCTGAAACGAAACATGGCGCAAACGCATATCGGCAGGACTACCTGTCATCAGATGGTGTTCAGAAGTATTTCCCTGCCATTGTGTTTCACGCTAAAGATGTGAAGTGGTATACGAGCTACCCCGATGTGCATTCGCATGAGTCGTTGATAGCTTTGGCGAAACTGTGGATTGTGGGCGGTGAGTTCTCTTACGACATTGGTGCGTATAAAGATGTTCT